GATTATGTGTGTTCCGAATCCGAAGGGGCGCCCCTATGGCCCGTGCCGATGATCTGCGAACCGATTTTGACCGGCTGGGGCTGCTTCTCGCTACCGAGGAGGACGGGTCGAAGGCGTCATCGCTTGCCCGTGAGCGCCGGATGATCGGCGAACAGCTCGAGCGCATCGAATCCCCGGAGGTGAGCAGCGTTGCCGATGAACTGGCTGCCCGCCGCGCCTCACCCGAAGATCCTGGTCCTCCCTCCCGCCGCCGCCGATCTGGGGGAGGCTGAAGCAGCAATCGAGCAGTGGGAGCACTACTCCCGCAAGACCCTCGACGACACCCAGCGCCTGACGGTTCAGGTGATGATGGCCCAGGCCGACGGCGGCCAGTGGGCGGCAGCTACGACCGGCCGTGAAATGCCCCGCCAAAATGGGAAAGGCGACGAGATCGAAGTCGTCGAATTGTGGGGATTGGTTCAGCGTTCCGAGGCGATCCTCCACACCGTGCACGACGCCGTGCTGCTCGCATCGCAGGCGCAACAGCGGATGCTCGGAGTGCTCGAGGGTCACGCGGACCTGCGCCGGCGGGTCAAGCGCAAGTGGCAGGGCACCGGTCAGCAGATGATCGAGATGACCAACGGCGGAGTGATCTGGTACCGCACCCGCACCGGTGGTGGTGGCCGTGGCGTCGACGATGTTGACCGCCTAGTGGTGGACGAAGCCCAGCACGCCACAGAAGAACAGCTCGCAGCGGTGTCTCCGACGCTGCTCGCCAACAAGAATCCGCAGCTCAACGCCATGGGGACCGCCGGCCTAGCTGGCAGGTCGGAGTGGTGGTGGCGGGTCCGTCGCCGTGCCCTCTCCGACGATCCTGGTTCGTTCGGCTACATCGGCCACACCGCCGAGAGCGTCCGCCTCGACGACGACGGCCGGGTGGTGCAGGAACCGGTCGACGCCCTGGACCGGTCGCTCTGGGGGCCGTGCAACCCTGCTCTGGCATCGGGGCGCGGTGTCGGCATCGACTTCCTCGATGAGCAGCTCCGGCGGCTCGGCCCCGAGTCGTTCGCCCGTGAGCATCTCGGAGTGTGGGATCCGCCCGAAGAGACCGGCATCCGAGAGACGATCGTCGACCTCGCCGCCTGGTCCGCTCTCCACGATGACCCAGCAGACCGGCCCAGCCCGGTGGCGCTCGGGGTCGAAGTGTCCCACGACCGCAAGTGGACGACCATCGGACTGGCTGGCATCCGCTCTGACGGTCGGCGCTACATCCAAGTGGTACAGGCAGGCAGGGGAACCGGCTGGGTACCTGACCGGCTAGCCGAGCTCCAGCAGACATGGAAGCCGACCGGGGTCGCCCTGGTCACCTCCGGGCCGGCCGGCTCGCTGCTCGCCGAACTGGAACAGCGCCGGATCCGGCACCTCGTCACGATGTCGAAAGCCGACGACGGGAAAGCCTGCGGCATGTTCGTCGATGCCGTGAACGAGGCGACGATCACCCACGACGACGGCCGGCTCCTGCGGATCTCGCTCGAGGGCGCCACCCGGCACCGCTCCGGTGATGCCTGGACCATCGCCCCGCCGGCAGACGGCTCCACCGATGTGTCACCGCTCCAAGCCTGCAAGAACGCCCTATACGCCTTGGCGAAGAACCCGAAGCCCAACAGGCCCGGCGGACGCCGAGCCGTAGTCCTGTCGTAAAGGAGGATCCCGATGCCCGATACCATCGCGGTCCCAGACCTGAGCGACAACGAGCAGGACGCCCTCACCGGCCTCCTGGCGCACCTCGAAGCCAAGGCACCCAGGAACCTCCTGCGTGCGAGTTATTACGATGGCAAGCGGGCGATCCGCCAGGTCGGCTCCGTCATCCCGCCGCAGTATTACCGGCTCGGCATCGTGCTCGGCTGGTCCGCCAAGGCCGTCGACATGCTGGCGCGCCGCTGCAACCTCGACGGCATCGTGTGGCCCGACGGCGATCTCGACTCGCTCGGCCTCGGCGAACTGTGGGACGCGAACCGGCTGGACTCCGAGTTCAACCAGGCTGAGACCTCCGGTCTGATCCACGCCGTGTCGTTCCTCGTCACCACGAAGGGCGGCCCGGGTGAGCCGGAAGCGCTGATCCACGCCAAGGACGCCCTGTCTGCTGCCGGTCACTGGAACACCCGCAAGCGTGCACTCGATTCGCTGCTGTCGGTCAACGAGCGCAACGAGGACGGGAAGGTCACGGCGTTCACGCTGTACCTGGAGAACCTGACGATCGCCTGCTACAAGGCCCGCAACAACCGGTGGGTGGTCGAAGACCGGCAGGAGCACCCGTGGGGTGTACCGGCCGAACCGCTCGTGTACCGGCCGCGCACCGGCCGGCCGCTCGGGTCGTCGCGGATCTCCCGAACCGTCATGTCGCTCCACGATCAGGCCTTGCGCACCGTGATCCGCATGGAGGGCCACGCCGACGTCTACTCGTTCCCCGAAATGTGGATGCTCGGCGCCGACTCGTCGATCTTCCAAGACGCGTCCGGTGCGCAGCTCGCCTCCTGGCAGATCATGCTCGGCCGGGTCAAGGGCATCCCCGACGACGAGGAAGCATCGAACCCCCGCGCCGACGTCAAGCAGTTCCCGGCCTCGGATCCGCGCCCGCACCTGTCGCAGCTCGAGCAGCAAGCCCAGTTCTTCTCCGGCGAGACATCCATCCCGCTCACCTCGCTCGGTGTGTCGAACCAGTCGAACCCGACCTCGGCCGACTCGTACATCGCGTCCCGTGAAGACCTCATCGCCGAGGCCGAGGGCTGCACCGACGACTGGTCACCCGCTGTGCGCCGCACGATCACCCGCGCGCTCGCCATCCAGAACGGACAGACCGAGGTCCCTGCCGAGTGGTCAGGTATCGCACCGAAGTGGCGCAACCCCGTCTACGTCTCCCGTGCCGCCGCGGCCGACGCCGGATCCAAGCAGATCGGCGCCGTCCCGTGGCTCGCTGAAACCGAAGTGGGCCTCGAGCTGCTCGGCCTGGACGACCAGCAGATCACCCGGGCGCTCGCCGAACGCCGGCGCCTCGGCGGGTCCGCGGCCCTTCGTGCCATCACCGCTGCGGCGGAGGCCAACCAGCCAGTGGTGACCGGTGCCGGTTCTGCTGGCGGCTGAGGCGCACCGGCGTGACGTTGCCACGCTCGAATCGCTCGCACGCAACGACCTCCGCCTCCTACTTGCTCCCCTAGACAGCGCAGAGGCCGTCCGGGACGCCCTGCTGCTCTCCCTGCCCGATCTGGTCGACATCTACGGCTCCGCAGCCGCCACCCTCGCCGCCGACTGGTACGAGGAACTACGGGCCGAGGAGGCGATTCGGGGCCGGTTCGCCGCCACACCCGCAACACTCCCCGACCTCGGCCGCTCCGAAGCCCTCGCACGCTGGGCCGTCACGCCCATGTTCGACGCCGACCCCGACAAGATGAAGGCGCTCGAGCGGGCGTCCGGCGGCCTCCAGCGGATCATCGCCAACGGTTCCCGCGAGACCATCGCCTACTCGTCGATCGACGACCCGAAAGCCTCCGGCTGGCAGCGCGTCGGCCGCGGCGGTTGCGGGTTCTGCGCCATGTTGATCTCGAGGGGCAGCGTCTACTCCGAGCACACCGCCGACTTCGCCTCCCATGACCACTGCCGCTGTTCGGCGGTGCCGGCCTTCGACGGCCAGGCACGCCCAGTGCAGCCCTACACCCCCTCGCTCCGGCAGGCCTCGAAGGCCGACCGGGCACGGGTGCGCGACTACATCGCCACCCACTGAAGACCTCCGGCCCTGGTGGCTGGATCAGCAACAAGCCCCAGGAGGGTTCCCCCATGTCCGACATCACCCCTGAGACTCCAGATCCCGCCGACTCACAGCAGCCCCAGGAGGGCGACGAGCCGAAGGTGTTCGACGAGGCCCACGTCAAGAAGCTGCGTGCCGAGGCTGCGAAGTACCGCACCGAAGCCAAGGCCAACGCGGAGGCCGCCGCCGAGCTGGCGAAGATCAAGGAAGCGAACAAGACCGAAGCGGAGAAGAACGCCGAGGCCCTCGCCGCCGCCCAGCGCGACGCCGAGAACGCCAAGGCCGAAGCGCTCCGGTTCCGCATCGCATCCAAGTTCCAGGTGTCCGACGAGGACGCGGACCTGTTCCTGACCGGAACCGACGAAGAGACGCTCACCAAGCAGGCCGAGCGGCTCACCGAACGGGCCGAGGAACGCAAGAAGAACGGCAACCAGGTCCCCCGTGAGGGGACCAACCCCACCCAACCGACCGACGACGTGCGCGAGTTCGCACGGGCGTTGTTCAACCGCACCTGAACCAAGGAGAACCTCCCATGGCTGCATTCGCAACCGGCTCACTCACCATCCCCAAGCAGAAGATCGACCCCTGGCTGGGCAAGATCCAGAGCGGCTCCGCCGTCGCCACCCTCTCGACCCCCACGCCGATGACCTTCGGCGAGGGTGAGTCGTGGACCTTCGACATCGGCGAGGCCGAGTACGTCGCCGAGGGCGGCGCCAAGGGCGCGTCGACGATCACCCCGTCGTCCAAGCCCATCAAGCCGTTCAAGTACCACAAGACCCTCCGGTTCAACGAAGAGGTGATGTGGGCCAACGAGGACCGGCAGCTCGAGGTCATCGACGAGATCCTCGCCCTCGTGCAGCCGTCGCTGTCCCGGGCGCTCGACTTCGGCGTGTTCCACGAGATCAACCCGGCCACCGGCGCCGTGGTCGCTGCGATGAACGGCGGCCTGACCGACACCACGAACCTGGTGGAGTACGTCGCGGCCAACAAGCCCTACGTCAGCCTCGACGCCGCCGACGCCCTCGTCATGGACGACGGCTATGCGCCCCGTGACATCGCGTTGTCGCCGGCCTACGCCTCGAAGTTCTCGTCGCTGCGCGGCACCAACTCCGAGCAGAAGCTCTACCCGAACTTCGTCGTGGGAACCGAGGTCAGCGAGCTCGACGGTCACCGTGCATCGGTGTCGAACACCGTGAGCGCCACCAGCGTGCTCGCCGTCGACACGAAGGTGCTGGCGTTCGTCGGCAACTTCGACACGATCCGGTGGGGTGTCCAGAAGTCGATCGGGCTCAAGGTCATCGAGTACGGCGACCCGGACGGCTCCGGCGACCTCCAGCGCAACAACCAGGTGGCCTTCCGTGCGGAGGTCGTCTACGGCTGGGGCATCGCCGACCTCAACGCCGTGGCGAAGGTGCACGACCTCGCCTAGACACTGCCCTTCTACGAACCTGAGTACCCAGGAGCACGACATGGCGAAGTACCGCAACACCAGGACGGGCGCTCTCGTGAGCGTCCGTGACGACAAGGTGCTCGGCTCGGAGTGGGAGGCCGTCAAGGCTGCCCCCGCTCCGGCCAAGCCCACCGGCTCGAAGCGCGGTTCTGCCGCGACCTCGGGCAAGTAGCAGAAGGGGGCCGGGAATGCCTGCCGTAACGATCACGCCAGCCGACCTGGCCCCCTTCGCCACCATCGAGACAGAGAAGGCCGACGCGATGATCGCCGACGCCCTGGCACTGGCCGCACTCACGGCCCCGTGCATCACCTCCGAGGACTTCACCTACGACGCCGCGGCCAAGGCGATCATCCGCGGGGCGATCCTGCGGTGGAACGACGCCGGCTCCGGCGCCTACTCCCAGGTGACCACCGGCCCGTTCGGTGCAGCAACCGACACCCGGGCCGCCCGCAAGGGCATGTTCCTGCCGTCGGAGCTGGACGACCTCAAGGCGCTCTGCTCTGAGGGTGGCGGGGGCAAGGCGTTCTCCGTCGACACTGTCGCCACCAGTGCGGCCCATTCGGCTTCCTGCTCGCTGAACTTCGGGGCGCTCTACTGCTCATGCGGGGCCGACATCGCCGGCTTCCCACTGTTCGACCCTGAGCCGTGATCCAGTACCCGAAGGGCGAGACCGTCCAGGTCTACCGGCCCACGGCCACCAGCAGCCGCTACGGCGACACCGTCGACACCTACCCGGACGAGCCGACCCATGAGGTCGGTAACTGCGCGGTCGACCCTGGCGGATCCATCGAAGACAACGATGGGCGAACCGCAGTCGTCACCACCCCGAAGCTCTACCGGCCAGGGCCAGCCCCAGACATCCGAGCGAACGATCAGATCGTCGCACGCGGGCTCCGCTACACGGTCACCGGGGAGCCGCATGTGTACGTCTCGCCGTTCACCGACACGGCCGACGGAACAGTGATCGACCTCGAGAGGGTGGACGGCTGATGCCCAGAGACGTGACCGTCAAGCTGAACCCCGCCGGCGTCAAGGACCTCCTGCGGTCGAGCGAGGTGCAGGGCGATGTCCAGCGCCGAGTCGACCGCAGGAGGTCCTTGACGCCGGCGGGGTTCAGC